TAAGAGGAATTGGAGCCTGCCTGTAAGGAATAGGCTTATGCTTTTTACTCATAGCGTTCAGTACCGGGGAAGCGTCAACCAACGCTTCATAGAAATACAGCCCTTGTAGCCAGAGGGCTTCATTCTGCCGCTCTTTAACCTTTTCATCCATATCCCTGTAGTACCGTGCCATCTCACAATCACCATCCCAGTAATCGTGATAGCCCATACCCAGACTCATGTAATAACCGCAGAGTTTTTCAAAAGTTTCCCCGTAACGATAAACAACGGGCAAGCGGCGGTTGCCGCCGCCCGTTGCAGCCTGGGAGTCCGAACCCGTTACCAGTTCGCTTCCCAACTCACGTTTTTTACCGCTTTCTCATCGGGTTCCTCCATCAAAGTCACAATCGGGTCATTGTACATCTCTGCCAACTTGCCAATCAGTTCATCCTTATGGGGCATACCCGCATAAATCTTGTCAATCACATCCTGCTTCACGAAACGATGGTGCGCCTTGAATGCACCTGCAAAAAGAGCAGGAAGCAGAGTCATAGGCTTACGGTCAATGTCCTGTGCGACAAAGCCCTCATCCTCCATCTGCTTGACAGTACGCCTGGTAAACTCAAGCGTGTATTCCTTATCTTCATAGGTAAAAACAATCTGTTTAGCCATTGCTCAACTCTCCTTTAATTCTCAAAATTAAATGCAATCTTACCCTTCGTCCTCAGTGATAGGAGTGGACGGGGCAATCGTAATCGCCATACCACGAACCTCATTCACGCCGCCGCCAGTAACGTAGACGGACAGTTCGCCTGCAAACTTGAACTTACCCTCAGAACCCGTAGGAGTCGGGGAACTTGCAGTTTCAGTGCCACCGAACCATACTGCGTATTCCTCGTTCTTACCCTCAAGGGCTTTCAGAGCCTTATACTCAGTGTGGTCATAGTTGGCATTAAAGGTCATGCCGTCATTACTCTGGACACCATTCACATAGGTCTGCATTTTGTCAGACAGAGTGGTGGTTTCAAGCAGTTCCGGGTCACCGCCCAGGTCGGGGAACTCAGTAATGTCAAGCAGCTTCTCCCATGCCGTTTCTTTCTTGTGCATGAGGAAAGTCATATAAGTACTTGTAGCCATTTCACTTACCTCCTGTAAAAGTGTTTTCCATCGGTTGCCACACGGAAGCGGGCTGTAATCCGATAGATTGTTGCGTCCTCCATGTTCGGAACCGGGGTCATAGCCGTGCGCCTAAAATTCATGGAGTACAATGCGTCATTGATTTCTTTGATAATCTTCTTGCATTCTGTTTTCTTACCCTCTGCCTTGTTGGAGTAGACATTGATTTCAAACATGGCAATAACCATGTTCTCTTTCATGCTGCTGTCCTGCCACTCCGTAGGGATATAGCAGTCACTCTGGGTAATACTCACATGAGGAAAAGAAGAAGGTGATTTCACATATTCACTGGCAATATCAATCTTAGGAAATTTCTCTCTCAAGATTTTTGCAAGCCTTGTATAGACTTCGTTTTCGCAGTCAATCATGTGTAACACCTCCTTGCTATCTCTGCAAATTTCTCTTCCAACTCTCTAACTGTTTCGTACATACTCATGTTTGCAGGGTTACCGTAGGTATGAACTTCACCTGCGTGTTTTCCCGTGGTAATAACTTCACCGTTAGAACCAGGGTCACCAGTATATCGCCATCCCTTTTCAAGCCGTCCCAGTTTATAACCGTAGCCACCACGGGTGAAACCGTTCTTACCTGCTTCTGGGTGATTGTCTGGGTACTTGACACCTGTACCAAACTCAATAAAGAGGACTGAACTTCCTACAGCTACCACGGCTACTTTGTTGTTATCCCGGCTCTCTACAGATACGCTCACATCATTCGTACCGTCATAGACGGCTGTTTGGAACTTCGCTGTAGCCACCTGGACTCCCTCTTCACCAAGGGCTTGTATGAATTTTTCAGTACACTCTTTCAACCACGTCTTGTAGTTCTTGAGTTCTTTAATGGCATTGTCAATGCTCTTTTCAGATAACGTAACTTTGATAACACGCTTGCTCACGATACGGTCACCTTGCTAATAGCATAAGAGATACTGTTAAGGGACTTTGCAACACGCCGTACCCTATAGTCACAGAGAGGATTGCCGTCATTTCCGAACTCTGGCTCCTTATCCACAAAGAGCAGGGTGTTTTCGTCAATGGGGCAATTTGTATCATCAGTAATGAGTACCTTGTCATAGGACTCTAAGTTACCGAACATATTCACCTGGGCATATCCAGTCGCAGGTGAAACACTGCATTGCAGTTCAACGGGGCTTTCATAGCCCACCTGGTATTCACCAGTTTCATTCCCGTCATCGTCCAGAAGTGGCTCCCTGCCTTTGTACAGGCAGTAATGCACGGGCTTGAGATTGCGCTTCATCAGCTTCATAGAATCACCCCCGCCATAGGAAGGATTCGCCGCAGCAGAGTAGGGGGAATGTCACCATCTTCATAAGAACGGGAAACACCGTTTTCGCTGTGTGCTGTTTCACCCTCTGCCCCACGCTTGTTCAGCATATAGGCGGCAATCTCAACATGAACCGTGTCATATTTTGCAGGAACCGTATCTTCCTCTGAATAAGGGTAGGCACGGGAAAGCACTACCCCTTTTGCTAAAGTGAGGTAAGTGGACAACACATCGTTATCCGTTTCCTCTGTCATGCTTTTAAGCATGGTCAGTTTCTCTTCATCGGTCATGTTGTCCACCTCCTTTTACTCTTCATTAGCCCGTAGTCTTGCCAATGTCAGCGGCATTCGCCACATAAACAGAACGGCTGTAGGTCGGCTTCTCAAAGGTAGTAGAAATACCAGTGAACTTGCCGTGATACCATTCGGGACCATGGTCAAGACCAATCTGACCGAAAAGCTGATACTTCTCACCTGCACCCGTCTTAGCAAGCGGCTCCAGGAAGAAGTTACCCTTACCAGGAACAGGCTGATAAACAGGAGCCAGAACATCAAGGTTCAGAAGCATTGCCGTACCCGCAGGCAGGCACTCACCCAGATACAGGTAAACAACACCGATAGGAGTTACCACACTGGAAAGAGCGATACCGTTAATCTCACGGGCAGCAGGAACCACAGTCAGACCATTCTGAACAGCGTCAGCGTTGACCTGGAACAGAGTCACAGCGTCACACCACAGCACCAGACCGTCAGTCGGAGCATTCGCACCGTAAATCTTCTTCACCATGTCGGCAATGTCCCAAAGACCCAGGGGCTTCTTAGCCATTGCCAGAGTGTTAGTGGTAATAGCATTCACCAGACCACGGGTCTTGTTTACCTCAGTGTCAGAAGTAGCCTTGTTGTACTCACCGTTGATAAAGGTGTACTCAATATCACGGTTGACCTTCTGAATCTTAGCGGCAACCTGGAAGTCCAGTTCGCTCATCGGGTTTGCCTGCTGCTCTGCAACATTGATACCACTCAGAGTCCCCATATTGCTCTGCTTACCGTAAGAGATACCCACGGACTCCTGGAAAATCTGAGTGACGTTCGTTTTCTGAGAACGGGTCACAACATCAGCGTTCGGGGCAGTCAGAGAAGCACTCTCACTGATTGCAGGCTGAGAGCCATTACCGTTAGAGGTGTACTCCTGTCCAGTAACGAACTCTACATGATTCGTGGTTTTCGCCTTGCTACCGATGATGGAAGAAAGCGGGGTACGCACGTTACCCTTGTTAAACAGCATTCCGGAATAATTCAGAACGCCAAAACTGGTTGCAAACGTATCTGCCATTGTCTTTTACCTCCGATTTTTACTCTTTCATCTGATTCGCTTCATCCTGCGCTTTCAGACGTGTATAGTAGGCAACTGCGGTCAAATCGCCGCTTGCCTGCGCTTCTTCGATTTTCTTAGCGTAATCCATGCCGCCCGTCCCATCAGAACCCGCAGCAGGTCTGGGAGTTTTCTTCATCTGTTCAGCACGAATTGCCTTTTCACGGGACTCATTGAACGTAGCCTGGTTCTTCATAACCGTGTCCATATCGCCGTCAACCATTGCGATTGCAGTACTGTCAGCAAGTTTCTCATCGTAACCCATAGCTACCAGTTTGGTCTTTTTGTCTGCCAGAGCGATAGAACGCTTCAAATCGGTATTCTCCTGGGTCAGCTTATCCATGGTTGCTTTCTGTTCAGCGGCAGCGGCTTCATCGGCAGTCTGCTTACCTCTCAACTGCTTCTTGTAATCAGCAGCTTCGGAGTTGGCTTTAGAAAGCTGTGCTTTCAGACGATTGATTTCAGCGTCATTATTCTGACCTGCACCCGCAGCCTGCAAAGCCGTAGAAATCTCTTCCTCAGTCATACCTTCCTTGTAGGAATCTCCAAGCAAATCACTTAAATAACTCATAATAAAGTCCTCCTTGCGTTTTAAGGTGTTCCCTCACCATGTTCTTCTGTTTTATCCTCTTGTCTGAGTGTGCGTTTTAAGGTGTTCCCTCACCATACCAAGCAGGCCAATCCTGCGAAGTATCAATTTCAAGTTTCAGTACACAGCGGCAGTTCACATTGTTCTCTGCCTTAGTGAACTCACCCGGTCTGGAAGCATGGTCACCATCAAAGGTATAAAACTCTTCATCCAGAGCCACGCTTACACCTTCCAGGTATTTATGAGTATCCCGAACGGCTTCATCCCGGACAGTCACCCATTTCTTTGAGACTCCCAGTCCTCTTGTGGACTGGAACTCATAGGCTCCATCTTCTTCCGCTGCATTGAATACCCGGTGATATTCAGATTCAACTAACGTCTGTAAGCCAGACAAATCCCCGGCTATCACATGGTCAGCGATTCTGTCCTCAAAGGTTTTACCGTCTATCACCTCATAAATGGCTTCCTCCATGGAATCCACGTCTACGGTCAAATCGTAGGCAAGCATATCTGCCGTGGCTGTAATGCCCTGCTGATAAGCCCGGATGAGCAGTGATAAAATGTCATCCGCAATCTGAGCAACCTTTGAGGTCATATCCTTCCCAGAAGCGGAGTAATAACTGGTGGAAGTCAGAATGTTGAGTTCATCAAACGCAGCAATATAAGCTGAAAATGTATTATTCATAAGCAAAATAAAAAGGGACTATGAGTTCGTCACTCACAGTCCCATTGGACTCACCAGAACCTCTGTCCTGGTGTTACTCTTTCATTCTCATCTTGCGTTTGATTTCAACAATCGTAACCTTGCCCTGCTCAATCAGCACTTCCACTCTGCTGCCGTGCTTGAGCAGCGTTTCCACCTGCTGTACCATTTCCTTTGTCAGTGTTGGAGTCATCGGTTTCATCCTCCTTTTCCGTATTCTGCTTTTCAAGCAACTCCTGTGCTTTCTTCTCCTGTTCCTCTGCATATTCCGCACTTAATGTGTATGCCAGGTCAGAATCAACAAACAGTCCGCAATGCTCAAAAGCAAGCCGTGGGTGAATCTTACTGTTCTTCAACATAAGGTCAAGCACCTGGGCTTTTTGCAGAATGTTTTCGTAATTTCTTCGGGTAAAGCGAATTTCAATATTACAAACCTTCAAGTCCATGCCTTTCAGAGTTTTGCAGATATTCAGAATCAGCTTGAGGAAAATCCTCTCACTCTTCTTGAACATCAATTCGCTGTCCTTTGCTCTTGCTTCCGCAGCAGACCAACCATCTCTCATAATGACCGCAGACCCGGTATCACTGGTAGACGTACCACCGTTGCGGTTCGGCATACCACAGATAGTCAATACCGTCTGGTACATATGGTCAACCAGGGTTTGCGTTTCGCCCTGGTTCAGAGTACTGGTCAGATAAGATACTTCGGCTTTCAACTGAGGGTCAATATCCCGGAACTTAATAGCCCCTTCCTCTCTCAGCTTCTCATAATCGTCAGACGAAATGTCTACGTTATGGAAAAGCATGAGTGCCTGGATGAACTGTTCAACACCATCCTGGCGGTTACTGTCCGTAAGGTTGATTGCGTCAAGGAGCGGGATAACCAACTCAAACGCACCGATACGGGCAATGTTCAGAGGATATTCGATGATGGGAATATCACCCAGAATGTGCGGCTCTACCTTGATGATATGAGATTCTACAATCTCAAAATACTCATGGTCAGAGTAGCAACTATAATGAACTATGCCGTTGTCATCCACCACATACTTGACACCCAGAAGCGGCTTGTTTCCAAGACCGTTGTTGTACACTACAAAAGTGTTTCGTGGGTCAAGTGTGTAGATTTCAAATGGAGAGTCATCGTCCTCATCTACGCCCTCATCTGGAAGAACCATTCTGAAAGACGTACCGCAGATATGGAACCAGTCAGCAAGTTCCTTATCCTTTGCAGGCTTCTCTTCGG